AATCTATACGTTCTTAATGAATCGTTAAATTCATCAATAAATGCAATGTCTGTACCATTAAGTGCAGCAATAGCTGGGCCGCCAACCGAAGAAATCGCCAACCCAGATCCTACCAAACTCCATGTCGATCCATTAAATCTATATGTTCTTAATGAATCGTTGGTTGCATCAATAAATGCAACGTCTGTGCTATTGAGTGCGGCGAGGGCTGGAGTACCAACTGTAGCAATTGCCAACCCAGATCCCACTAAACTCCATGTCGATCCATTAAATCTATATGTTCTTAATTCATCAACTCCACTTTCAATAAATGCAATGTCTGTGCTATTGAGTGCGGCAATAGCTGGGAAAGTAGTACCAATCACAAACCCAGATCCTACCAATTGAGCGCTTGTCCATTTTTGTGAATATTTAAAATTTGGGCTTACAATAGTTGGACTTGTGCCAAACACCAATGCCCCACTACCAGTCTCATCAGTAACAGTAGATGCTAAATTAGCCGAACTAGGCGTGGCGAGAAATGTTGCTACCCCTGTGCCAAGTCCACTAATTCCTGTCGATATTGGAAGATTTATGCAGTTGGTAAGCGTTCCTGATGATGGCGTTCCTAATGTTGGGTTTATTAATATAGAATTTGTAAACGTCTTATTCGTCAAAGTCTGTGTAGCATCTTTTAAAACAATTTCACCACTCTCATTTGGAGATGTTAAAGTAACAGGAATTGTTAGAGTTGCAGCATTTAGTTTTAAATAATTTGATGCTGATCTAATAGTAAAATCATTTGATGTTGTTCCTGTGATTGGAACTCCGCCAGCCTGAATGTCATTGATTTGATCTTGCAAACTTTTTGATAATGAAGCAGTCCCGTTGTTTGTGAATGAATAGTTTGGTGAAATATCTTTTGCTATTTGAACAAGGTTTAAATTTGTAATCGAAGATACGTTGCCAATAGCATTTCTCAATGCGTCTACATAACGTTCAAAATACGCACGTCCATCTCTCCAGCTTTTTGTAACAGTGATATTTGTTAAACCTTTATTCGCCATAAAAACTCCGTTAGCAAATTTTTGTTACTGCTAGCCATGTATTAGCTACACCGTGAGTTACGTTTAAAGCTCCACCTGAATTTTGAAACGCACGACATTGAATTGTATTTCCTGAAACCAATTGCGCTACAAAAGATATTTGCAATCTTGAATCTTCAGTAGCATCAGCATCAGTTGTATTGACTCTGGCTGATTCTGTAGAATTGATATAAAGACCAATTCTGCGAACACCTGTGGCATTGGCAGCAAAAGTAACTTGCGCTTGAATTATATAAAGGCCATCGTATCCAGCTGGTATGGTCACGGTTGTAGATGTTGGCGCAAACAGTCCAGAAACATCATATGTTTGAGAAGTAAAAGAAAGGTCTTCTGAATTAGTGTATGAGTTATTTGCAATTGATTGTGTTCCCGCTGTTGAATAGACCATACAGCGAGGTTGGCCGCTAGATGTGATTTGAGCTTCTGAAGTAATGTTTCCTTCAAATGTAGTTTCACCAACAAATGTATTTGATCCTTCAAAGATTTGATCATCTGCTAATTTGGCAGTAGCTGTATCAAGATCTGGAATTGTGGTGTCAATAATCTCATCAAGTTCAGCTTTAACGGAATCTCCCCATGTAGCAATAGAATCGTAAGTCTCCTGCCATGTCGCTTCTTTTGGCTGTGAATTATCACTAAGATTATTAACTAGATCTGCTGATAAATTTGTAACTGAACTAGGCATAATTCCCCCCTTAACCACCAATACCTTTTTTCTGAATACTTGAAGCAATAACATCAACTAAAATGCCAAGAATTTCAAGACTTTCAGAATTGCTTGTCGGTGTAAATTGTATCAAAAAAGTATAGAAAGTGCCAGAACCTTTTAGCTCTTGCGGATATAAATATACACTTGGGACTCCTCCCAAATTCATAAGGCCAAGAATGAAGTTTTCCCCAAGTTCGCCGTATTGTGTAGTGTCATAGGTAGAATTTGTTGGTGAAATCGGAATTGTTTTATAGTTTAAATGTTTTCCGTCAATTAACATGGCAAAAGACATTGTGCCTGATGATGAAGGTGTAAATACAAAGTTTGCAAATTTAAATTCGTAAGATGCTTCTGGTATTCCGTTAGGTGTTATAACGCCAGCCTTTATTTTCATTGTATAAAATTTTCCATAATCAGAGACGTAATCATCATCCAAAACACCTATATCTCCATCTCTTGATAAGAATGTTGCCTTGTTTTTTCTTGTTGTCGCATCCATGCAAGTAACAACAAAGCTTTGGTTGAAGTTGTACCAACTATACCAATCTTGACTTATCAATGAATATCCAAATAAATGATTTGCTTCCACATCCTCATCGCGAGGATAAAGCACAAATATTGAATTGTGCTCAACTGAATAACAAGCTGAAATAAATCCAGCATACTGCATTGAAACTTCTCTTGTCCAATCTGCTTGAATTTTCGCTGACGCAAACTGTGTATCTAAACCAATAATTACGTCTGATGTAATAAGTCTATGGTAACCACGCTGTGATGGGAAGTATAGACTGCCACCAGCGGAAGTGCATCCATTATGACTCACAACCCCAATGTCTGCATTTGTGGAAATTTCATTTGGCACAAATACCAGTGTTGAACCAACGTATGTAGGAGTTAAAGAGTAAAGTGAATTCCATTTGCCAACATACATAACTTTATCTTTTGGCGGAAGAAAAGCTGTCAATCCTACTGGGTCACCATCATTAACATTAAAATCAATTGTTTCTGAGCCCGCCCCAGAAAAATCAGTTGGATCATTTGTTACTGAACCAATAGCTCGACCAGGGACTGTTGGATCATCTATCCAAAGCTTGTTTAAGAATTTTCTGCATATTGTTGATTTGTATGTTGAACCATCAGAAAATAAATCTGACATGAGAGGTGTTGTGCCATTCCATTTTTGTGGAATTGTTTCTCTGTCGCCAACACACATAACAAGAAGTCCGTAAAATGTTTCAAACACTATCGGGAAATTTACATTGATGCCACTTTTAATTACACGATGAGTTTGTGTTGTTTTATCAAACGCAATAACATCACCACTTTTTTGCGCATAAACAAAATAATTCTTAATCCTATTGTCAGTTGAAGACCAAAAGTTAAAATCAATCCCAGATAGAATAGCTTCTGATCCAGTAGGTTTTTGGCTGTTAAAAGATTTCACAAGACCAGGGCGAATTTTCTTTGTATTCGATAAAGTGTATATAATGTTGTCTGAATAAACAATGTCAGAGGCATCTAGCAATGCTGGGTGAACTGTTGAGTTCTGCGATCCTGAGTATGGGTATATTTTGTGTGAAGCTAGTTTTTCTGCCATATTATCCTGATGCCCTCATATAACGATCAGCCGAAATTACCGCTTTGACTTTTGACTGTGCGCCTTTAAATTCAGATCTCATTTTTTTCAAACGCTTCTCAGCATTTGACATATACATTGATGATGTTTGGAATTGTCCTAGGCTTAAATAATGTTGGGCCATTGCAAAATCTACAAGTACCCACCGATCATTCGCGGGCATTATAGGGACAGAATCACCTTCATATCCATTGGTATTTTTAGAATACTGAATATCAATCTTATATGTTTTGTTTGGGTTGTATGGAAAGATTGCAAGCTTATCTCCATACTCTCCAGAGTTGTCGTTTTTTGCCAAGAAATCATAATTTAAAACCCATTCACCAAGATTTGGAATAAGTGTATTTGGATCTAACGTCAAACCGTATCGACAATATGCGTATGGAGTTGTTCCTGTTGGGCTTCCATTGAATAATCTTTTGAACTCAATTGGATTGAACTCATCTATTTGCGCGCCACCAGAAATGTTTACCGAAATAATTTCATCGCAATCAAATGGCAATGGGAACTCGTATGTGTATATTGTAAACGAAGCATCAGCTTCAGTTTCTCCAGTGTATGGAGATTCTAATATAATCTTATCTTCTGCTACATTTACAGCTACAATTCTATACAACTCTGAATTTGTCCCGAATTGAATTGACTTTCCAAAATGAGTTGATGCTAATGTGAAATCAGATAAAACAACTTCTCTTGAGTCATATGTCAAAGAAGCTGTGCCACCATCTTCGCCTTCTTTGATGCTAAATGAACGATCGAATATTCGCCAATTCCAATTTCTTTCGCCACATATCTCATCATACTTTTGACCAATAAATGATTTCAAAGCTTCTATCTTATCTGTCTGAGTATCAAGAATGCCAACTCTTGCTTTTACAACATCAATAACATCGCTCATTTTTTGTATTCTATTCACGGTCATGGATAATCCTTCCAAGGTAGTTGAAAGTGCGGTCCGTCTTTATTTTTACCCTTCCAATTACCGCCCCATTCAATTGGTATGTTTAATTCTTTTGATGCAATAAACATTGCAGATGATATCTTATAATACAATGGCCAATCCCATTTTACTTTACCAAGAATCATTGCACCTAAATCAACTGCGCAAGACATTTTGCATAAATTATTTTCAGCAACATGCCTTCCTTTTAAAGTCCAACTTGCCCCTGATGCAACCAATTCTTTCTGTCTAGCTAAAGTTCTAACACCTTCAAGAACACAAAAATCAATTTCTGAAATTTGTATCGCTCGCTCTACAACCCGCACCAAATCAGGGTGAACGCCTTGCAACTTACTTAACGATTTTTTAGATAACTTAAACATATTTTAAATATACTGAAATTCATTATCAATTCAATTCATTCAGTTTTTTTTTAATTTCTTGGATATCATTTTCTAAAGGCAAAACCTTTATATCGGTATACTCTTTAGATTCTTTTAAAACTTCTTTCTTCCCGCTTTCGTGCATTGCAATCATTGAAGAAACGCCAAGAACAATCACTACAATCAAGTTTAAGACATCTCTTAATTTTACTTTGAATGTATCAATGTCTGTCATAAAATAAATCCCCATATCTTAAAAATGAAATACAAAGAAAAAACAATTGTAAATGTTCGTATTAAAAACATCTCTCTTGGCGTTAAATTATTTATAAAGTTTATCATAAGTCTAAATAATTAACTTATTGGGTTTCTACCTTGTGTCAAATTTCTTCTTTGAGACTTCGGAATATTAGTAGAATCCCAAGTTATTGTTCCGTTAATCGTTCCGTTATGCGCACCAGTTCCAATTGAAGCAAGACTTGTTCCTGACCCTTCTGTGGTTTCATAATAGTCAATAGGCTGATTTCCTGTTCTAACTTGCCCAGTTCTATAATCTTCATCAATATGAGTTTGAGTTAAAACATAATTTGCTATGCCAAACTTTGCTAAATTCATTGGCATTGCCAAGCTAGCTCCACCCCACTGCCCCCATCTAGTAGAAGCTGAAGTAGAAACAATTGTGGCTGATAATGTTTGTAGAGAAGCAGGGGCTTGAGTTTGTAAAATCGAATTGTAATAACATTTCACACCAGCCAAAGTAGATGATCCGTCATACGTAATCACGACTCTTGTCCATTGCCCTCGTGGAGGGGGTGTATAATTTGCTTTGAGTTCGTTTGTTCCAAAATTTGCAATTAACCAAAATCTTAAAAGACCGCCGTCGATTCTCACAAGTCTGCCTTTGTAAGGATTTGTCGAATCATATTCAGAAAAAATATGCCCGCCTGAACTTGGAAAGCTTTTAGGGAAAATCCAAAACACCAACGAAAAAGCTTGTGTGCGCTCATAATTATAAACGTTAGTCCCAACAGAAATATAATTCCCATTTGATCCATCTGAAGATAATGTGTATGGAACACTGTAAATCTGAGGGCGATTTGTTGCTATATTTCTAGGCATTATGTTACCGCTCGCCTTTCTGAATTAAATGCTGTCCGTGCAATTATGGTCGATGCGTAAGATCGACCTGTCGGGCTAGAATAATGAATGCCACCATCAGCAGTGTTTCTTAATTCCGCAGGATTTACATCTGTTGAACCAGCAACACATCCAAAGGCGGTGTAAATATCTGCACTGGTATAGTTATATGTTGATCTACCGCCTAATATTAAACCATTCAAATCTTCGACAAATTGTCTTGCATCTGGTGTATAAACAAACTGCATCAACGTATTAAGCTGGCACTCAAATCCAAGCCCCTGACAATACGAGATCAAAGTTTTTTGCACATCATAAGTTTGAGATGCAGTCTTTGATTCAACTGCAAAATCGTTGTTTCCAGTTCCAATAATCACTAAATTTTTTGCTTTTTTCACACCTGCATACGGAGCAATTCTTGCATTTCTATCGTTGTAAATTGCAGCTGTTGAATATCCAGCAGTCCCATGATTGCGAATCACAAACCCTTGCCCAAGTTTTTTCTTGAGGAGTTGTTCAGGCCACATTGTATAATGACTGGCCCCAACGTTAGAGTCACCAACTGCAACAGCAGACACAAAATAATCAAGAGTTCTAAATATACACCAAGCGTATTTTTGTGTGCCTGTTTTTAATCCGATACCACCACTTGTTCCCGTAAAATTTTCAACAGTGGATGAGATGTTTTCGACTCGAACATCGACGTTTCCATCAGTTCTCAAAATCACTGCGTGGAAACAATTCTCCCACACCTCAGCACAAAAAGTGTATGTACTTGCACTGTTAAAACTTGTGATCGACACAGAACCAAGGGATGTGTAACTTCCAGACGTGACGTGACCAATGTTTAATGTTCCGTCATTTGGGTTGATATATGAAACTAAATAATTGTTTTCGTCTGTCTCTCTCAAATGGATTTGTGGATACCCAGCAACACTTGCACCTGCACGACAAACAATAGAAACATTACGACCACCCCAACCATCTTTTTTCCAAGCTGACTTACCCTCTGTCGTACCAAAAGTAAAAGTCAAAACATTAGACGATATCGATTTTGTAGAATCGACATAAGATCCAGCTTTAACCCATCCTGAATCAGTTCTAAATTGATCGTAAAATCTTGCCATAGCTTACCGCCAAGATGTTGTAACATTTACGTTTGCTAAAGAACCATCAAACCCAACGTATAAACCAGTACCAAACGCTGCATCAATAATCACCGTATGAGCTGGTGTAGTTGCAAAAATCCACTCTCTAAAAATGATTGTTCCTGATTCTGCGGTGTTATCATAAATAGTCAACAGCCCAGCTGTAGGTGTTGCAGTTATAGGGGCAATTGTAACTGAGTGTAGAAAACCACTGCCAGATTTAATTAGCGCATCAGCTGTGCTATGAGTATAAGAATAGCGATGCTCAATTTTCATAACATCTATAAGCAAATCCTCTCCAGCTTTCTGCGCTCCTTCATAGGTTATCAATCGACCATACAAATCAAAAGATGCGTTAACTCGATCACCAGAAGCAACAGCTGTTGGCATGCTGGTTGGATCTGTAGCCTTACCACCTATCTTAACCGGATTGCCTGAATCCGTAGCGTCATGAGCGCGATCACCAGCAGATGATGAATTTGAATTTTCAGAATTTTTATATGCTTCCATATTTACCTTTCATTAGTCTGCTGAATCAACAATCAATTCATAAACAACAATAGCGGTGTCACCGTTTGAATCAGCATCAATATAAATTTTTGTTAAATCATACATGAACCCCTCAGTAATGGATTCTGCATCTAATGTTTTTGAATTTATCGCACCTTTAGCTATGGGTATCCATGTATTGTCTACACTAGAGTTCCCAAGATAGATATTAGTCCCTGTATTCCCTGTTGGTGCATAAACGGAAAAACTCTTTACATATCGGTTTACTCCAGAAGACATAATCGGAACTTGAGTCCCAGCTGTTGTGACGGTTACGGTTATCTTTTCAAAATTTACTGTTTTTGGCATAATAGATCCTTATTAAAAAAAATGCGGGTAAGTTTAGACACTAATACCCGCATTATAAAAATGACTTTTATAAGAGTTTAAGCAGTTTTGTATAGAGTAATACAGTAAGTTGGTGAGCTGACTGTATTAGCAAGAGTTCCTGTTGCTGCCGCTCTCACTCTAAGCAAATCACCTGCTGCAACAACTAAATTTGCAGCTGTGCCAGATATTGACAATGTCTTTTTTGTTGCCAAAGAAATAGCAGATCCACCAGTTGCTTTAGTGGTATTTCCGTTAACAGCTCCAAGCATTTCTGTGGTTCCAGCTCCAGCCTGACCTAAATTTGTAATTGTGAAAGTTACATAGTTTGTGTCATTTGCAGCTAAAGCAGTTGTTCCATAAAAAATAGCAGAAGTTAAAACGCCTGCAAATGGAACAACAATTAAACCATCTGTATTGCCTGTTGTCGCAATGGTTTGTGTAGTTGTTTGTAACGACACATCATCTCCAAGAGCCCATACTGGAGCCGCAGAAGTACCTATGTTTTTATAGGTGCCATTAGCGGCACTCAGCATGACACAACCCTTAGCAAACACATCTGCTGTTGTAGGAGGTGTGGCAGTGCAAGATGCCAATATATACAATCCACCATTCTTTGAAAGATGGCCAGTACAAGTTGAACTTATAACTGTTTCAAAAACTGTTCCACCCATTTTACCCTCCTAAAAATTAAACACCTACGTTACCGCTGATTCCACGAAAACTACCAACACCTACACCATAACGTTCGTTGGTGAAGTATTTTGTAACACGAGTGTCTGGAATGTATTCCATACCAACTGTATATGGATCGTGTTGGATATGGTACAAATAATTTTCAGAAGCACCATTCATAACAAAGAAAGATGTGTTGCTTGATCCCAAATGAGGCCAGTATGTCCCTGGCAAAAGAGAAAAAGAATCTTTCAATGTATTGATATTGTTATTTGCGTTTTCAGGATCATATTCTGATACCAATAACTCTATAACAGTATCTTGATGATATTGACCTACTACCAAGAATTGATTTGTGGCAGCAACACGATTGCCTTGTTCGTCCAATTGGTTTTGAGAAACGTTACGCAAAGCACGCAATGCTGTTTTACTCAAAGCCGCTGAAGTGCCAAGGTTTGAATTTGTACCACCAGGAACACCTTCTAAAGGATGGTCTGTGGCGCAAAGAACTTTACCATCGGCTAAAGCTGTGGTGAAGGCATCGTTCAAGATACCAGCCAAGATATACTCGCGTTTCTCAGCATGGCCTTTCATGAAGAAGTCCATAGCACGTTTTGTTAAATTCAATTTGACTTGATCTTCTTCAACTTCTTTTGGCACAGCATAACCAGTGCGATAGATCAAGCTTGTGATGGTTGTTGTGAAACCTTTTTTAAATGTATCGTAAGCTGGAGCTTCACCAATACCAACTTGCTCTGGGCCTTTTACGCCAGAGAATGTTGAGATTTGATAAATGTCAGTACCAGACATTGTTGCTTTATTGAAAAGCAAATTGAAGGCAGCTGAGTTCTGAGAATAAAGCTTATGCTTCTCCTCTGCAATGACCCTAATTTCTGGGTCTTTGTCTACACCGTAAAGATTTGCTAAACCTGTTTTTGTTTGAAAAGAAGCCATTATTCCCCCTTAATAATTAAATACCTACTGAGCCACCTTTGAAGAAGGTCTCGTTAAACACAACAACTAGCTTTACATTTGCGCCATAATCATTTGGATAGATATTGGTATTCGCAAAACCGTCATATTTTTTGATAGCTTTTAAAGGTAATGTTGCTGTTGTTGCACCAGTTGAGCTGTCAAGCTCCATTTGAGAAAGACCGTTTGAAGGTGCTGTTGCGACAATGTCATAACATTTACCAAGCTCAGTTAAAGCATTCACATGGTTTTCATCTGCTTGACAGATAAACATATGACCTTCTAAAGGGCATACCATCAATGTGCCACCAGCATTTGCAGCCTTTGATTCCAAAGCAATTCCATAACCAGTTCTGTCAGATGCTGTAAAACGATCAGCAGCTCCACTAGAAGTGAATGACACAACATCATGAAGGCCAATAGCTACGTTTGTAGAGAGAATGTCCACTGGCACTGCAACGGGATCTCCACCGTTGATTTGCTTGTAAGGAATGAATCCCATTGGTTTGTCTGCATTTGCCATTTATCCCCCTTAAAATAAAAAAAAGGTTAGAGATGATAAACATCGCTAACCTTTTCAGTAGTTAACTAAACTTTTAGATTTTACTCGACTGACTTATTTAATTCGCCAGCCAAATTCTTTGCTGGAATATTAACGCTCTCTTCAGAGAATGTCAATTCCATTTTATCGTCTAGTTTTTTGAGGCCCGCCTTAATCATTTCGGATTTTTCATAATCTTTTTTGCCGCGATTCCTCAAAGACTCTTGACGCGTATATTCCTGTTTTTCATTATAATCTTCTAAAGGAATTCTTGCAAGCACTAATTCTTTATAAGTAAAATAATTTTGCAAAACAGGATTAGCATCATGTTTGTTTAGATCTGAAAAACCAACTAGCGAAGGATATTGTTTTTTATCCTCATCGTCTTTTGCTACAAGAGAGTATCCTTCTTCGTTGAAGCCAGAACCAAAACTATTGATTGGAAGCCAAGCCAATTTGTAACCAGCTCTCTCTCCATATTTTTTTTGAATATAATCTGGAATCTCAAGTAGGTCATGTTTTTGTTTATAACGATTGGAAGACGTTCTTGTTTTTAGAGATGTTCCCGATTTTGTCGCAACACTTTTGGTCTGTCCGATTTTTTGTGATGTGTTCATATTACATCAATCCTTTCGCTTTGTATGAAGCTGCTAAAGAATTTGGATCAAGACCATTAGCTTTAGCTACTTTTTTAATGTAGTCCATAGTGATTTTCCCATCACCATCATCATCTCCACCATGTCCAGACCCAACTGGCATGCGAGAATTAACAACAGACGGTCTTCTTTTTTGCGGCTGGATACCAAGATTTTGCGCTGCTTTTATAGCTGCAAATTCTTTTCCTTCCATTGTGCCTTGCATTGTTGAAGAGAGAGAGTCATAAATTCTTTTTGTCTCTTTAAACAGTTCTGAATTTCCATCAATTAAATCTGGGTAAGATGAAACAAGATCTATTCTTTTTGTTTCTTCACTTTCTCTTTGATCAATCTTTGAAAAGACTTCATTTATAATACTGCCTTTTTCTTTTGTAAGAGTTTCATTAAACTTAGCTTCTTGCTCAGATTTAAATTTACTCATACGCTTTTCAAAAACAGCCTCGATTTTTTTAGCGTCATCAGGGTGAACTTGAGCTAAAATATCATCGAGAGAGTCGTCTGTTTCAACGTTTTTTTTGCTTGAAGCTTTTGAGAAATCTTGGATGGTTTGATTTACTTTACCAAGCTCTTGAACGAAGTTGTTTTTTAAATTACTTGTTTCGTTTGCCACTGCTTTGCCAACAATTTTTTCAATATCTTCTGGCGAGAGCATTGGTTTATCATTATTTTCTTGTCCTGACATTAGCATTTCCCCTTTCTTTTTTTAGAAGGATTGCCTGATGGTTTTGGTTGTGATTTTGGTTTAGTTTTCATCTTCATTTAAAGCCTCCTGTGGCATTTCTTGTTTAGAAACCTTAACACTTGAAAAGGCTTCTTTGCGAATGTGACGCAACTTTTGTAGGCCTGCATAGTATCCATTTCTATAAGCGCAGGATTCACCGTAATTCATTTTATTTAGATCTTGGCTAAACCTTACATGTCCAGACTCTGACGTCGGATCATTTTCTAACAACTCTTGATTTAGCATTGCATTTTCAAACGCTAAAAAATTGTCAAGAATATCTCTGGCGTCACCACCATTTGACATGATTGCAGAATATGAATTTATAAAAACACGAATATGATGCGGAAGTTTTTTAAAAGCTTCAGTATCTGAATCAGTTTTCTTTTGTTTTTCAGCTTCACTTTGCTGCTCCTTCAAAAAGTCAGTGTGTTTTTTGTATTGAATTTTATCTGTTACGCTCAAGCATTACCTCCTGCTTCGCCCATTGGCATTTGAGCTTGCTCTGCTCCGCCAGATGGTGTTGCTGTGTTTTCAAACATTGAATTCATATCTGGGTTTTGATTTCCTGTATTAGCACCAAGAGTGTTTTGCTGTGTTATGGCATTATTTGTCCCTGTTGGATTTTGCATAGCTTGAGCAGATTCTTGTACACTCAGCATTTCCTGGTGTTTAGCTATGACAACTTCAATCAATCTTGTGACGTCAGGACTAATCAATTTATTATCGATGTCTGATTGCAATTCAGGAGATGATAACAATACCTCAAGATAATCAATTTTCTTCTGGTGTTCAGGATCTGACATGCCAATAGGAGGCATCAACAATTGACGAATCATTTGCAACTCTGTCTCGTATGGCAGGACAACTCCATCAGAAATTTTCTCGTTGATGAAGCGTGAGCTGTTTGGCATCTCATAAACTTCAGACATGTAAGTCGCTAAAGATAAGGCTTGCGAAGCACCGAACACTCCAGTCTTCATGAAAATCGGTTGTGAAATGAATTGGAACCACTCTAAAGCCTCAGCTTTCTTCTGCTCTTTATTCATGTTCGCAGCAGTCACGTTAAACACAAAGTGATAATTCTTAGATAAATCTTCACGTTTAACTTTGTCAGATATAGATTTTCCTTCTTTGTCTTTAATTTGCACGCCGTCCATTCCTAAGATCGGAATCAATTGTTCTTCTGACGAGAAGTGATCTGACGCATCAGCATACAATGCTGTGAAGAATTCAGACAAGCATGGCGCAACACAGAATTTTAAGATCACGTTCAACAATTGATCTGATTGGCTAAGCAATGTTTGAAGCCCAGAATTTGATCTTGTTGCACCAACACGGCTTGCAACTTGTCCAAAACGTTCTGCACCGATTGCAGATTGCTGAGGAACGACGGTTCCCATCATGTACTGAATAACACCCATAGCCCATGTTGGATTTGAATTGAAATTTAAAAAACGAATATCTGCATGAGGATCTTCTGTCTTAATACCAAGGCCAGGTTCAACACGCATCTCAGCTGGGTCAAAGGCATTAGAATCAGCGCGCCATGCAAACATCGGTGTATTCGCTAAAAGCCCAGCCTCAATCATGTGATTCACCATAAGATCAGTCAAAGATGAAACTTGATTAAGCTTTTCAGCCAAACCAAATCCCATAGTACGGCCAGGGCGACGATACAAATGCGCCATGTGTAAAGGACGTTTTTTAGAAGCCGTAACCCTATCAAGGTAATTCCATCCAGCCAATTGCTGTGATTCACCGTGAACATAGTAAACTAGGTTAGATGGCACGCCACCAAAACGATTTTTAGAATCCAAAGAAACTTTATCGAATACTCTATAGAACTCAAATTTATTTTCAGCTAACTCTGTTTGCGAATTCAACGTTGTTATGCCAGTTCTTTGATCAATAAAAGCTTCACGATCTGAACTGCGTGAAGAGTGATTTGTAGAGCCATAGCGATCAGTGCTTCCCGCAATAATCTTATCGACAACATCTTCATCGAAAACGCCCATCGACTTCATTTGTAACAATTGATCTTTAGTAAACCATGTGACTTCAATTACTGTGTCATGAGAATTTAAATCCATCGCCTCATAGGAATGGCCTTTGAACAGCACGTTATCAACAGGTAGCGCACGAATTAAAGGGTAGTCGTTAACACCAATTTTCTTGACTTCCTTATACGGAAATGAGGCAATCTTGTCGGCGTTGCTTAAAAATTCTTCTTCGGTCATGTCCGTCATCTTAGCTTGACTCAAGAGCTTAGACAGGCCAATGAACTCTTCATTGCGATCAATGTCAATGTAGGAATAGTATTCGATCTTCCAATCACGGCTCAAAAGCCCAACGCCGTCCATTGCAAGATAAGTTGTGAAATCATAAAACGCATCATAAATCCCGCGCCCGTTATTTGCACAGCGTGTGACAATATAGCGCATGAAGTTTGTGATCTTCTTCACCCGAACTTCATCCATGTCCTCGCCAGCACTAACATGAAAAGGTGTTCCTGTGAAAAAAATAGAAGCCAAAAGCTGTGCTCGCATTGCATCAATTTGTGGCTCAATCACAGGCAAATGAAAATTTGAAACTTCGTTTTTTGCACCCTTACGAATAGAAGAAGAATAATCATCAAGCAAGCTCAACCAATTCTTGCGGTTCTGATACCACTGCATTCTGTCGTTGCGGGCGTGCTCGGCAAACTTCATCGCACGGTCCACTAGATATGTGCTATCGATAACCTCAGACGGTAGACGATAAACGGGATCGCTCGGTAAATATAAACCAGAAACTTGCTTCTTCTTTGCCATCTACATTCTCCCTCTGACAGGCGTCCTGATCAATCTTGAAGTCCCTAATTCAATCCACCTTGGATTCAATTGCTCAATATAACGATCACATGAAATAAACTCATTGTTATCATCAACAGGCTTCACAACATCTTTATCGCCAGAATCTTTAGGCCAGCGATAACGCAATAATTCTTTGCGATACATCGGACATCTGTCTTTGAATATATACTGCTTTGGCACTTTTATCTCAAGCGTTTTCGTATTAGTTTTAATAATATTGTCAATACCGTAAATCTCTGTCATGTATGGATCTGCTGCGATATCTTCTTCAACTTTTTTGGTGTCAACTTTCTTGATAACGGCTGGCCTATACAAATCCTTTAATCTTGTGATTGTTTCATCTAAAGATCCTTTGCCTTTGACGGCTATCTTTGGAATGACTGGAGATTTTAATTTGTTGAGTTCGTTACAAAGTTCTTTATAAACATTGGTCTTTAAGATAAAATCCTTTTGGTTGACCGCAGAATCGATGACGCTCCGCACTACTTTAGCTCCATGTCGTTCGAGGTCTTCACGGACTTCAGACAGTTTTAAAGCAAACTCTGCCATAGTCCCGTCAAAATTCATTTCCCTTACAGTGTAGCGAAATCCATCTCTGTCAACCGCTTTCCACAAGACGGCGTGTGGCTTATTGCTATGAGGATCGATGCCCTCATAAATCGCATAATTCGCATCCAATTCAAACTCATCGATGTCGCTCAGCATCGGGTTGTATGTGTTGATCACAAGGCCAGACAATTTTGAAAATTCGCCATTGAAGCGCACAGGCTTCATCTCATCTGGGATCTCAGCAAAATAAAGATCAAGCATCTCTTTCGGGATGTGTTTGTTGTCCGAAGACTTACCTCTAAAACATTTGACATAAGGCTTTTCGCCGCTCAAGCCCTTTAGCCAGAGTTCGTCATAGATCCAAGGTTCACTTAAGGGGGTGGCGGTGATCCAGATGATACCTTTATTGTCAACAATACCACGAAAGTTACCAACCCATAGCTCGTGCTTAGGCGGCTCATCGAACCCACAGTTATGAACAAGGAAGCCTTCACAAATAAAGTTATGATATTTCTCAACAGTTATATCATAAGTATCTTTTACGCCAATACTAGTGATTGAAACAATTTCACGCCAATTGATATCAAGAACTTCGTTTTTTTTATTAGTTTTATCTATTTCATTCTGAGATCTCTTTGATTTTTCTTTGCCAAAATTTGAATATAAAGTCTCCAGCCTTTTTGAATCAGATATATCTATACCTGCTATTTTATCTAAAAGTTTTCCATTCTTAATCGGTAAAAAAATCTTTCGTGCAAATTTTCTGACTTGCTTTGACTTTGATATCATGACAAATTTTTGATCGCTCCAGTTTTCATCTTGCTTGTTTTTATGGTAAATACTGGCATAAATGCCAACGCTTGATAATAACTTCTTTACATCATCTGCTAAGCGAAATGAAGTCGAGCCAAACCCAATGCCATTCGATGACACCCACCCATCTGTTGAAAACAGTCCAGACAAAAATGCGCACTTAACAGCCTCGCTTTGTTTAAAAATTATATCTGGAATAAATTTAAACTTAGCTTTCTTATCAAGAAGACTTTCTGCTTTCAAAAAATCCTTAAGCCAATTTATCTTTCCCTTTTTTGCTGTTACCCTATGATCGTATCTTTGTTTTTTGTGAAAAAAATAATCATCAGAATATCTACTTCTCAGGTAGTCTATAAAATTATCCTCGCCAGCTATGAATACACAACCACTATACCAACCATCCCCAATCCAAGATGCAATTAAGAACGCTTGATCTTCACTAATTGTCTGATAACTAATGTCCTTATCAAAGTCTTTTGTTTCAACGATAGGATAATAAATCTTATCTCCGACTTTAATCTCTTCTAACTTTTTAAAAGATCCACCTGAATATAGTTTGTGATCCTTCGTACACTGTATGGTATGGCCACCTTTTGTTTTAACTTTAAAAACTTCCTTCTCTCCAGAGTAAATGACATTGGAAATATTAGCTTTCATCCTTCTCTTGTTTTCAGCAAAAGAAATAATTGATTGCCCAATTTTTAAATCCTCAATGTTAACCCAAGAGCCATCAGATAATAAAACACGCTGTCCTTTGGCCACGCAGTAATCCCAGTTAGAACCTTCAGCTTTCCTAGAATCCTGCTCATAAGTGCCGATGCGTGTGATCGACCCGCAAGCCCAATTGATCTGCGTCAATCCACCTTGGTTGTTGTACTCATATGGCCTTTTTGGATCTAATAGATTTGGGTTGATCCACTCCTTGAGCTTAGGTTCAAGGACGTCAGAGATCCAAGAAAAGGACTCGCCATAAAACTTCCCACGATTTGGAATCTTCATATGGCGATATGGATGTGTGCCAGTCGCAAGCCATTTGATCTCATTCACAGCAGCGGTCGTTTTTCCGTACCTGTTACCAGTGCAGACAACCCGCACAACGTGAGTGCCAGCGGCTTTGTGGAAAGCTAACTGACCACCATCCTCGCCTTCAGAATGAGGTATATAAGAATCGTATTTTTTAACTGAGTACCGATCGTCTAAAGAATCAGCAGTTTTTAAAAAATCAATTAGAGTTTTTCGATCCATTTTCGAAGGATCTAAAAAATTAACGCTCACCAACAACCTCAGCTTCTGTGATAGGAGTTTCTTGGTCAGTAGATTGTTTTTCAACTACCTCAGCTTCAACAACACCAAACATCTTCGCCAATTCGCCACGAGGCAAATTCTTTTGAAGATTCTCAAACTTAGCACGAGCCATAGCCACTAACTGCTCGCTTGGTAGATTGTCATAGGTATGGGAAACACTGATATTTTTAACAGGACCAACACCGCTTTGCTCTAAAACATATTTGGTAGCCGAAAGCTTTATAGAATCGTCTTTAGACGTATGCGCCATGCGTATGAGATTGGCTTGTAGGTATGGAGCAGAATCCGTAGCCATCTGCATGGGATCGCCATATTGCATTGATTCAATTAACTTATCTTGCCATTTGTCTATTTCTACATTCAATTTGTGAGAAGCTATCTGATAATCAGGGCCTACCAAATATTTATCATCATCCTCAGATTCATTAGTCAATGATGCTCTGTTTTTAATAAACTCATCATGAGTAGCCATGTGATTATTATATATACGTTTTATTGCTTTGTCAAAGTTTTCACGTGAAACTATACTTAATAAAGTGTTAAATGGTTTGAAAGGTGTGTTTGTATTAAAAATGTTAATACATTGTTTTTGGCGTGGGGGCATTGGGGAGGTGATCATACCCCCTACAGACTTTTCAGCGGCCCACCCCTTCCACCCTATAGAGATTTTTGACGCTTTTTCACACTGTCAAAAATACCAACACTATAAAAATGTTATAAATATACAAAATTAAGCACACCTTGCATATTGTATCTATAAATATAGTGCTACAGCAGTAGTGAACGTCCCCAACATTGCAAAAATAATGCCAACATCCTATACAGTATAATAAATTTATTGGTACATTTGACGCATTGTGACAATTTGACAATCATTTTAAGCTGTCAAAAATTTGACATATGCAATTATAATGCCAAAAAATTATAAGAAAAGCGACAAAATGAAGATTTTTTTGTCACAATTTTTTGATGTTGTCTCACAATTTGTCACATTTTGACGCATCGTGTCAATGCGTCCTAAGTCCTCGAAAAGATTCATTTTTTGGTGTGAAGATTATTTTAGTTTTGTTGTTTTGTGACAATGTGACAATCTAATTAATAGTAGTGCAGGGTTTATAAGCTTATGATATTATTGTAAAAGCTTTGGTGTGCATTCCCCGCATGTCACATTGTCACACTGTATTGACAAATCAACATAATATCAAATAAAATCATGTACTTAAGTTTTAAAAGTCGTGTGACAAATGAAACACAATAAAATCATGCACTTACAAAAATTTGTCACACTGTACATACAATCCCAAAAAACAAAAATAAAAACAATAACTTACAAAGCCGAAAAAACACGTTTCGTTATAAGAATTGCGACAAAAAACACACCAAAAAAACACAATTAAATCAATAACTTGCACAAAAAGCCAATTATTGACTAAAACATAATAAAATCATATATTTATCTCAATACTATAAAAAATAGTGTGACAAAAAATATTATGCGACATTGCACAAAACCATCTAAAACTATCAAAAAAAC